GACACTGAACAAGTAGAGGGAACTGCTTCGGCTAGTAAGTCCTCTATGGTTTTCAGCAATAACGTGAATACAGCGAGTCAGGGAGCGCCGCTGCCTCTTGGATATGGACGCTTAAAGGTGGGGTCTCAAGTAATACAAGCAACCATCAAGTCTTATCCCCAATCCAACAGCGCTGAGGCGGTGTTAGGGACACAGGGGGGGGATGGAGGTGCCACCAGCAGTGACATGCAATCGTAAGATGAACCATATATTAAAAAAATTACAGATTGCAGGAGCAAAGAAACAGGAAGATCCCAAACCTCCTATTTATAAACCCCCTGAGATGGGAGAATTACAATATGGAGCCTCTTTTAGCTATGCTGAAACTCTTGATCTCATTAGTGATGGGCCTATTGCGGGATTGGTTGACTCTCAAGGAAGTATACTGGAAGGGTTAAACATACTACAGGGAATTTATCTAGACGACACCCCCATAGCAATAGCTGCCGCAAGCAACAGCTCTCTTACTCGTCTAGAAGCGGAGGCAGCAGAAGAATATGCAGCACCATTAGACAATGCAATTGCTACAGGAATAACATCGCTCGTAAATTTTTGTAAAGCCTTGGGCCAACAATCCCAACCTTTAGTAACTCTTCTGGATTTTCAAGACGCAGCTGGAACTAACCCGTATAACTATGAAAAACAACTGGGCGATAGTGCGAACCTGTTATTTATAGCGTTCAGGGATGGGACTCGCTACCCCGACGTTCCACCCCCTGAGATGACTGACGCCGCAGTATATATTAGGGCTTTTATAGAATGCATTGATCCCGCTGGCGATCAAACTTTTTATACATGGTTTGATGCAGATCCCGATAATCCTGAGCCAATGACAGAGCAAGGGGGTGAAGACTTTGATGCAGGGAATGCTGCCTATAGAAATATATACTATCCCTGTGGAATACAAGAACCTTGGGACTATTCGTTCACTTACAATAGAGCACAGGGGCACGGCCCTAAGTCTCTATTTTGGACGGACGAAGACACTTTAGATGACTCTAAGTTTTTTACAGCATACGCTCCCCTTGCGAGACAGGATCAGCATTTGTGGGGGCTTTTTGGGGAGTCAATAGATTTCGCCCAACAATTCATTCAACCAGAACTAGATGCCATCCTTGAGTTATGGAACAACAGCAAGGAAGGGGGTGCAGGAGAGAGAAACCCAACTCAAGAAATCCTAGCGCAAAGAGCCCTTGAAAACATGGGGTGGATAGAGGGGGATAACATTACCACGTTGCTTAACAATCCTAGGGGACCACGATACAACGTATTAATGATAGCCAAAATAAATGGCACCCATTCCGCCCTTGTTGATAAAGAAGTTTTGGATGAGAGGGGGAATCTCCCCAACTGGGGGATTATGCCCTATTCCACCGAATCTCTTCGCGTCACAACGGGGGGCCGAGAATTTTTCACCAACTACAATGTATATCACAACTTGGATCAGGGGGCTCGGAGCTGGTGGGCCAGTACGACGCGATACCCAAACACCTCCGTAAGAGACATAAGTTGCCCCGTAGTAAGCGCAGACGGGAAACTAACGGGTGAAATGCGCGGTTTTGTTATGTATGTTTTTAGGCCCCATCTAAGAAATAAAGATCATAGCGCTACAAAGGATTATGTCCGTGCATGGCCCGATAAAGTTACTAAGGAGTTGGGGTTAATAAATTCCCTACGCTACACCAAAAATCCCACCAGTTCCGTACAAGAAGTGTTGAGGAGATTGGCGAGTGGGGACACTGACTTTGAAAGTGCAGGATTAGTCCCCCGTATATCCTCGTCCTTTTTTTCCCAAAAAAAGAATAATTTAAAATTTAATTATAGTAACGTTTTGGCTGAAATTAAAAGAGGAGAGGAGGGCCAAGAACCCTTCACTAACTTTCGAAAAATATTTATAGACCACATTTATAACGCAGAACTCTTCGGACCTTTTAGGACAGCACAATCACAAGGGACAACAGCAGGGTCTCAAGAAGAAGCAGGAGGGCAAAAATACGCTCCGCAAAGGATTACTCAAAACGCCGCGTTGCTTACACGCGATCAAGTATTAACAGAAAATTCATCAAATTTCAACCTCGATATGGGAGACGGCCTCCCCTTGTATGAGGGAAGCGACGATAGGAGAAAGAGCGGTGACGTTAATGCCAAAAGCTATTCTTCATGGGGAAAGAATTCTTTTGGGCAGTGGGATGAAAAAGCAATTCCTATTGTTCATACTGTATATAACCCCAATGTAACGGCGGCTTTTATTACATTAAATATATCGTCTTTACATGACACCTTGGTAAATGATGTTGACGATATTACTCTTCCAGATGGGGAGACGCGGGATCTAGAGATAGGAACCAAGTTCCCCACAGTTGTAAATATAGAAGTAGAAACAGGGACAGTAGGAGCCAGAAAAAATGAAGAGGGAACCAACGAAAGACCATTCCAAACCCACACCTTTAGAATAGTAGCTCTAATAGAGGGACAAACATTAATTGATATCGGAAACCCCGACACGAAGGGGGGGGTAACCAATAAAGATTATGTTATTAGTTTGAACAGTGAGGATGAGAGAACCTCCCTGAATGTTCCATTTCCACTACCAAAAGTGGCCGTGCGCGATGTGGAAGCGTTGAATACAAGTATTACATCTACGACTCTGGTGGGAACCGAGGAGAATCCTCAGGAAAAAAGATATATCAAGATAACTAAATTATCCTTCGAAACTAATTCTGTGTTGATAAGCAAGATAGTATCTCTTAATAAGGTCACCGAAATTATCGAAACAAATTGCAACTATCCGTTTTCAGCGATGGTTGGAACAAAATTAGACTCAAGGGCTTTTAGTTCAGTCCCTCAACGAAGTTACGATTGTAAATTAAAATTAGTAAAAATACCAAACAACTATTCCCCCGAGGGCATACACGGAAAAGACAAAAGGTATTATAAGAGCACTCAGGAGTTCGATGATACCCCCCGAAGTGATAAGCTCATATACGCAGGAGATTGGGATGGAAAGTTTCATTCCCAATTAAGGTGGACAGATAATCCTGCTTGGATTTTGTATGATCTTCTCACCAATAATCGTTATGGCATGGGGAGTCATATTGATGTAGATAAAATTAATAAATGGCAGCTATACAAAATAGGAAGATTTTGTGACGCTGTAGACGATAATGGTTACTTCGAAGGAGTGACCGATGGTCATGGAGGATTGGAACCTAGGTTTTCTTGCAATATCGTTTTTGATAAAGGGCAAAAAATCTATGATGCGATTAACACCATTGCTGGACTGTTTAGGGGGAGGGTCTTCTTTGGGAACTCAGAAATAAATTTTGTAGATGACCGCCCAAGAAGGACAACTAATCTGTTCACTAACGAATCAGTAAAAGATGGTCAGTTTTTCTATTCAAACAATGCAAGAGATCAGCAATATAATACCATAGAAGTAAGCTTTAAAGATCGCTTTGATAACTTCGTCCCCAAAATAGAAGTAATAGAAGACGAAGAAGACATTAGAGAAAGAGGGGTCTTTAAAACTCGCATAGAGGGGGTAGGTATAACCTCTCGCTCAATGGCTAACCGAGTAGGTCAGCATAAAATATTTTCGTCGCTTGAGGAAAACCAAACAGTCGCTTTTACAGCGGGACTTGAAAGCCTTCTTTGCCAACCTGGGGACTTGGTGGCTATCGAAGATGAATTAAAAACCAATAAAAGCAATTTTGGTAAAATTCTAGCTGTAGACCCAATAAACGAAATAATACGACTGAGCAATTCTGTAGATGCCGACAACGTTAACACTGGAAGTCTAACTGTCTACGCTCCAACGGGGCGTGATACTATTGAAGATATAAATGCAATAAATTATGACATTAAAAGAGAGCGTTATGAGGGTTTTACTATAACTGGATTCGAAGCATCTCCCCCGACTCCCCCCCCATGGGTAAGATATACAGGAGATTACCAATTTTCAGGTTACACAATGGGTTATGATGTGAGTCAGGAAGATGAATCTTCCCTCTATGGACAATATGGTCTCTATACAGGAGTTAGTGGAACATTTCTTTACTTTGAAACAGGAGCAACAGGCTGGACATTTGCATCAGGGACAGGGGAAGGGAATGTAGGAGCCTTTGATTTGGGTTCGGGGGATTTTATCGCGAAATCAACTGGCGCTCAAAGCTTGAAACCATTTAATACAGGAGAACTCTCACCGTGGGTTGAAGCGGGTGATCACCGAGGTACTCCCTCCTCCACCTTTTCAGGCTTTAGCGGTTTTGGGGAGCTATATGATGGGGTTCTGAACTCCGAAATTTCTGCGATTTCCCCTGATCAGATGAATGTATTATATGTTACAGGTCACGTTTGGTACACCGCTGCTGATTTAGAACTGCGGGATTTTAATCCATATGGAACTGTGCTTTCTGGATTTGATAATCCCCAGCTCTTACCTTTCTTAAAATTAGGAAGCCCCGCAAAATTTGACATCACAGATGCAAGCCCCTTTATTTATAAAATTATCTCAATGAAGGAAAGCGCCCCAAATGAATATTTGGTGAGTGCCACTAAATATGATACAGGTAAATTTAATTTAATTGATAAAAATATAAGCATAGAAAACAAAGTCAACACTTACAGTTATCAGGTATGTCAAGAGATTGGTGACATAACCTACTGCACTCTAGACTCCCCCGTATTAGATTCTCTTACCACAGGAGAACCCAATGTCGCTAATGATACTTTCTCTATTACAGGAATGTGGAGTGAGGTCTCAGAGAGCACAGGTTATAACGTCCGATTAACTCAACCTAATGGAGTAGTGCTAAGTGAGTTCACAGATAACTCCCCCGCTACCACAGGTTATAAATTTGAGGGCTTAACTCAAGTGGGTGTCTTTAATTTTTGTGTAAACGCATTAGGAAATAAGGGGGGGGATGGAATTCAAAATGCCTTTTTTGATTCCTCTTATGACTGTTCTGGAATGTTTGTGGTTTACGATGAGTTAAAAATTCATAATGTGGGTTTTGTTAATAAAATTATTATACAATCATGATGGAAAAAGGGTATACAGTTTTAAAGGTAACTAAAGACGACGGGGCTTATATTTATGCCTCGGGGGCTTATGATGACGCAACAGGTGCGACTGGAGCTGCTGGCCATTTATACCCTAGAGCCTTCGCTTCAGGATGGACGGATGTGCGCTTTGTTAATCTTGTGGGAGTGGGGGTATCATTACCTACGTCCTACACCGCTCCATATTCAAACACCTATATGTCCACAGGGACAGTGATAGGAGGGGCCACTCCAGTGGGGGACATTCGGGGGGAGGGTACTGGTTATGTGAATGTGGGGGGCGATACACCCTATACGTTAGAGAGAGGTGAAACTTACACTGGCGCTCTATACGCAATATACCAAGGAGCCATAACATATACAGGAAAAGTAGGCGTGGGAACCTCTTCTCCTAGCAGTTATTACGAAGGAGCCTTTACCACTAAGGATATTAAGGAATTTAAAACTGTTTTCAATGTAGATACAGGCGATCTCGTATCGGTAACGACAGGAAGTGGAATACATAAACGAGCAGATGTCACCCTTCAGTTCGGGTTACAAAACCCCGCTGGCGCAAACTTAGACTCCTCTTCTGCAATCACACAAGATCCATTTATTAGTGGACAGAAAATAAGCGTTTTAGATATTACGGGGGGCCTCGTCTATCCTGATTACAGAGTTACTACAGACTCTCTTTTCACTTTCACCAAAGAACAGAATAAAGATGTATTTGGGAGCTATACTAAAGATTTTGGGATAAGAAACGATGTTGTTAATTATAACGGCACTACCCAAAGAAGTGAAATATTCCTATATAATAATGATGAATTATATATAGATAAAATATTTTACCAAGGGTCGGGGGGGACTTACTTAAACGAATCCGATAATACGGGAAACTTTAGCCCTCCCGACACAGCGGGAATGAGCGCAGCGGACGCCACCGACGCAGTAAGATTTTTCAACAACCAGTTAGTTAACACTTCAGGAACAACAGGCCAAATAAATATCCAAGTTATTGTCGGAAATGATCCAACTTATACTGACCAAGGCGCTTACCATCTTTACGCAGGAACAGGAGAAAACTTTAAGGCCGATAAGGGGAGTTTGGTTTCTGTTACTCCCCTTAAACAAACAAAGGAACAATCTTTTTCTCTCTTTGCTAACGATGGCTTGCGTGAAAATACGGGTCTATATTTTAAATTAAGTTTTAATAACTCAATAAAGAGCAGTGCAACGACATTCCCCATCAGTAATGTTGTATTAGAGGGGATGCCTCAGGGGAAAAATCTTTATGTAGCCAAACAAGGTGCCAAGCAATTCATAGAGGGATGTATAGACGTATATTGTTTGAGTGTTAGTAGCGGAAACGCTACAGGAACGGGAGATGGTGGAAGATTAACGGGTCCAGGAGGTCTACCATACCTGCTTACTGGAGATTCGCCAGCCGAAAGCCAAGACCTTCAGCAGGTTACAGAAGAAGGCAGCACAACTACTGAACCCGTAACCTTGGGCCACACTAGTGACCTTAGCTTAGCCCCATTGAGTATTCTTACTAAAAGTAGTAGCCATGAGGGTATTGTTTTCTTTGCTTATGATGATGACTCAAATGAAATTATACGGATTGGAACCAACGCTAATAGCGATGGAGAAATTAAAACAAATTCCTCAGATGGAGCCTTAAGCGTAAGGTTATCTAATGAAAGCAGTAGGGGGGTGGTGGAAACTCGTAACGCCGCTGGGGATACGACGCTATCGTATATGGGCAGCGATGCCAATGGCGGTGTGAGTAAAGCTAAGGACACAGATGGTAATGACAGCGCCAAAATGGGTAGCGATGCCAACAAAAGAGGATACACGGTAGTATTAAAT